CCGTCGAAAGGTCACCGCCCTGGTCAGAGCCAGCGGTGCCTACATGGAGACCACCAAAGGTCAGTTCGGTGAGTGGATACAGCTCTACAACGGCATACCCATCGGAACTAACGACTGGATTCTGGACACCCACACCTTGGTCGGTAGCGTAGAGACAGCCATCACCGGAGCTACTAACTCCACCATCTACGCCCTGCGTTTTGGCGAGGGAGCCGTCTGCGGTGCTACCAACGGTGGCCTCCAGGCAGAGCCTATAGGCGCCATGGAAGGCAAGGACGCCAGCAGGACCCGGGTCAAGTGGTATGTCTCGCTGGTGGACTTCTGCATCCAGACGAGAGCCGCCCTGATAGGCGTTCAGGACTAAAGATTGAGATTGAGATTCAGATTGAGGCCTTAATCTTAATCTGAGTCTGAATCTAAATAGGTGGGGGGTGAGACGCACCAGTTACAGGGGTGGACAGCTTCATCCCCCACCGAAAAACTGTACGGGGACATGTAGCCCCGAGGCTTTAGCCTCGGGACCCCGACCCTAAAGGGTCGGGGCTACAGGGGGAAATTTCAAGGGTCGGGGCTACATCTTCCGACAAACTAATATCGATGTAATCAAGGAGCAAAGCGACCATGAACCTGAGCGACATGAGAACCCTGGTCAGGCGAGACCTTAAGGACGAGGACGCCTCGAACTATCGCTGGCAGGACAACGAGATAGACAGAGCCATCGGTAGAGCCGTAGTCGAGCTATCCCGCTACGTCCCCAGGGAGATGAAGTCCACCGTCGCCACCGTAGCCGGCTCGAGGGAGATTGATATTTCCAGCTTGACCGATAGAGTCTCGGTCGACAAAATCGAGTTCCCCGCAGACGAGCACCCCAGGAGCTTTCAGCGCTTCTCTGTTTACCAGGACACGCTCACCCTGATAGGCGACGTAGAGGGGGACGGAGAGGACTGCTACGTCTACTGGGGCAAGGTTCACACCCTGGACGGCAGCACGTCAACTATCCCCACCTACCTTGAGGACGTCTTAGCCCTGGGAGCCGAAGCCTATGCCGTGCTGGCGCAGACGCAGTACCGCATCGATGTCGCCGGCCACGGTGGGGAGCAGGCGGACAGAGACTACCAAAGCTGGGGAAACACCATGCTCAAAGAGTTCACACGCCAGCTCAAACGCTTCGGCAAAGGTCGCAAGCTCAAAATAAGCCAGTTATATCAAGGAGACAATGCAGAGTGATTACAGCGATGAAAAATTCCAATGCCAAAACATGTAGCCTCGACCTTTTAAGGTCGAGGTCACGAGGTTAAAACCTCGTGGCTACATCTGCTTGTAAATCGCCGTAATCTTTCGACTGAAAGGAGTTTTATGACAAAATCAAAAATAGAGGAAGGGTTACCTAAGACCAAGGACGGCTTGCCCTGGCAGGCGTTCGCCATCGTGGGCGACAAGGAAGACACCGAGACGTGGAAGCTGCCGCATCACACCAAGGCCATCTTCAGAGCCATCAAAGGCAAAGTCGGCCATTACAAGACCACGGACTGGGAGCATTGTGCCGCAGCCGTGGCAGCCTTAAGCCGTGGCGGATTCCGGGGCAAGCGGGTCGAAGCTACCGAGCAGCAGGTCCTCGACGCTGCCAAACACCTGATGAGGCATTACACGGAAAACGGTAAGCCAGTCCCGGATACCCTGGCTGCCCTGGTCGAGTAAACGAACTGTTCGTTGCAGAGAACCTTTTGTTCTCTAGCTTGACATAATTAAATAAAAGGAGAGTGAAACCAATGTTACAGAAATTCATGGACGGCAAGAAGAAGTACAGCGCCTTCATCATCACCGTGCTGGCAACGATGATTCCCCTGTTTATCCAGGACCCTGAGGCACAGAAGACCATAATGGACTTCGTGCCTTCGGTAGCCGCAGCCCTGGCCGGCATCTTTTATATCGTGACCCAGGGCAACATCGACAAGGAGACGGAGAAGACCCAAACAGCCCTGGCTACTAACGGTACGGCCACCAGCACCCAAACCGTGGCCCAAGCCCCGCCGGCGCAGCCACAGCAACAAATCCAGCCCTTGCAGGCAGAGCCGCCTCCGGAGCCCCTTGATTTGAAGCTCTTCCATGAGCGGGTATTGAACGATACCGCAGCCAAGTATTCAGAGCAGAATTCGGCCACGGTGTTCTACACTGCCAGAGACAAGGGAGGTTTAACTACCTGCCATGACATCAAGCAGGCTCAGGACTATTGGGATTACCTGGTAACTCTGGCCTATGATGCCGAGCAGTATGTCAGGGAAGCCACCAAAGCTGGAGAAAATGTGGGTGGCTGCAAGGTGCGCTCGCCTGAGCACGTCCAGATGCAAAATGAGCTGACCAAGACCGTCAGACAGCGTGACAACGTCTATGCCCTAGCTCAGACGAACATCGACTGGAGAGCCAAGCTGGGCGGCAACGACACGCTGCTTCATGTCGGAGCCCTGGCAGAAGAGCTGTTGAAATACAACAGGTAAAATCGAGTTCCTGGGGGGAGGGGGGAACATGTAGCTACGAGGCTTTAGCCTCGTGACCCCGACCTTAAAAGGTCGGGGCTACATAGGGTGAAAAGGTCGAGGCTACAGGGGAAGGAAACCTTAAAAGGGTCGAGGCTACATGTTGTGACTGTTCTACTTAAAGGGGGGTGGCATTATAGCTATGGTCACCATCATCATCAACAGGATGAAGAGGGTTATAAGTCCCATTATCATGTTTCTATTCAGCATCTTACCTTCTTTTCTCCCCCGAAAATGTAGGGGCGTACCTTCAGGTGCGCCCGGGAAAGAAGGAGCAGGTCGAATTATAGCATTCAGATGCCACACGCGCTATGGGAATTTAGTACTACTGTGAAGCATGTAGCCACGAGGCTTTAGCCTCGTAGCCTCGACCTTAAAAGGTCGAGGCTACAGGAGTGGTGAAATGAGAACACTAACCGATGCCCTACTCACCGAGCAGACCAAGCCCACCAGGAAGCCGCTGGTGAAGCTCGAGGTGCAGGCTTACGGCCACCCGCAGGCCACGCCCTCGGGCGGCATCCAGTGGGAGCTATTCGGCTGGCAGCGCTTTTACTCAGGCGCAGAGACCAAAGACAGCCATGGCTTGACCATGCCCGGAGACGGCTCGCTGATTCGGGTCCGTAAGAACGGCACCAGCCTCTACCTCTCCCGTGTCACCAGCCCCGGCCCAGGTTCTACTTATTCGAGCTGGGGAAGCTCTTTTGGCGGCGTCACTGCCAATGCCAAAGTAGCCATCGCCGCCAACGGCGCAGAGGTAATCGTAGTCTCCATGGATGCCGCCAACCTGTGGCGCAGAAGCTCCACAGACTACGGCGCTTCCTGGGGTAGCTGGACGTCGATGGCCAACACCCGCCCCTGCGAGCGGGGCATTGCCGTAGCCTTTAAGCCCAACGGCGACTGCGCCATCGTCCACGCCTCTGATGTCAACGACCCCACCAGCCTGTATCTCCAGAAGCGCACTGGGGGGAGCTGGAGCACAGGCTTAGGTCAGAGAGGGGGAGACTGGGAGATTGAGGACTTAGCCATGTACTACGATGGCGACTGGAACATCATCACCCTGGTGCTAGAAGGGAGCTATGTCTCTGTGGTCCGCATGGTCTACGGAGACGGCTACAAAGTTACTGCCGGCACCTGGGCTACAGATGCCAAAATAGGCCTGGGCAGAGCCAGGGTGGACGTTGCTGCTCAGGTCAGGCTCAGGCAGTTCAAGGTCGGCTATCCTGTAGGCTTTCGCCGCATGCAGCCTTACGGTCCCTGGGAGCCGAGGACAGCCTCGACATACTGGGAAAGGCATCAGGCGGTAATCGAAGCCCTGGCCGGCGAAGTCCTGGACGTTTCGGGTCCCTACCTGTTAAAGCCCCCCACGTCTTGCTCCAGGCCGCTTTTGTCACTGGCCCGCCAGAACCAGCCATGGCTCTTCAGATTAAAGCCGGGCACGGATTTCTACGACTACAACTGGAATAAAGCCAGCACAATGGAAGCGTCAGCCTCCAGAGGCATGGCTTTAGCCGCCGACCCCAGCGGAGAGTACATCTGGGCCACACAGCCCGA